TATTAAAAATTAAAATAAAAAAAGTTTAAGGATACAACCGAAAAGGTTGTGTCCTTTTTTGTTGCAACAAAACTGACCTGGGCAAGTCAATAAACTACCTACACTCCTGTGGAGTATAAGCACAAAAAAATATATCCGCTGTTGGAATCAGCATAAAATTGGAGGGATAAAAAATGGAATGGATTATTGACATTCTAAAGAAGTATCAAAAGGAAGATGGCACAATTGATTTAGCTACTGCAGAGCAAGAAATTAAGAGTGAATTTCCTAAGCAGGCAGTTCCTAAAACTGTTTTTAACGAGAAGAGTGAGCAATTGAGAACAGCAAATGCGACAATTGACGAACTCAAAAATAACAGCAAAGGCGGTCAAGATAATCAAGGCAATCAAGACGGTCAGGGGAACGAAGAGTTACAAACGAAACTAGAAAAATACAAAACACGTATTCAGGAGTTAGAAGCGCAAGAGAAAACGAACGCTATGAACTATCAAGCTCGTTCCGCTCTAGAAAAAGCCGGCATTTCAGACGTGGAATATGGATTGTATTTACTAGGAACGTTAGAAGCAGACGAACAAGGCAATGTTAAAGACTTAGATAACAAGATTAATGATTTACGTGCATCTAAGCCAGTATTCTTCAAAGAAGAAGCGCAAACTTCTTCGAATGGTTACAAAGTCGAAGATACTAAATTAGACGATAGTAAAGAAGATGTATCTGAATTTGACAAAGCTTTTGCTGAAGCTGCCAAAGCTTTCGGGCTAGAAGAAACAAAACAATAACAATAAGAAAGAGGTAAAAATATATGGCAAACACATTAGAATATTCAAAAATTTTCCAACCTTTACTTGACCAACAAGTGACTCAAGAATCTACAACAGGTTGGATGGAAGCAAACGACAAATTCATTAAATACAACGGTGGAGACGAAGTTAAAATCGCTACACTATTAACAGACGGATTAGCAAACTACGACCGCAGCAATGGATTCACAACTGGTTCTGTTGACTTGAAATGGAATCCATATAAATTAACTCAAGACCGTGGACGTTCATTCACACTTGACTCAATGGATGTTGACCAAACAAACTTCGTAGCTACTGCTTCAACAGTTATGAGCGAATTCCAAAAACAACAAGTAATTCCAGAAATCGATGCTTACCGTTACTCTAAGATTGCATCACTTGCAATTGCTGGTTCACAATCTCGAGAGATCACACTTACTGCTGAAAATATCGTTGAAGAATTATTAAAAGACTTAACTACTATTGAAGAAGCTACAGGAGTGACTGACGTAGTAATTACAATGTCTCCAACAACTGCATCATTATTAGCAAGCGCTAAAAACGCTAAAGACCACATGTCTACAACACAATTAGCAAAAGGAAACATGAATGTTCGCGTTGTATCATTTAATGACAATGCTATCGTTCGTGCTCGTCAAGAATTATTACAAACAGCGTTCAAATTCAATGATGGTAAAACATCAGGACAAGAAAAAGGTGGTTTCGTAAAAGATTCTTCAAGCAAGGCCATCAACTGGATTATCAGTGCTAAAGACGCTCCTGTGGCAGTTTCTAAGACTGATAAAGTGCGTGTGTTCGACCCAACAGTCAACCAAGCTGCGGATGCATGGAAAACAGACTATCGCAAATTCCATGATTTATGGATTCCAAAAGCGAAACTTGAGAAAGTGTTCGTAAACGTAAAACCATCATAATAGGAGGTTATTAAATGCGAAAATTCAAAAAGTTAAACGTTATCCGTGAAACGGACAACGAAACGATCATTGAAAAATTACTTGATGATGGGTTTGAAGAAGTAGAAGAAGTAGTAGAAACGAAAAGCACTAAGAAGGGTAAAGAGGAGTAACGACTCCTCTTTCCTTTTTATTTAAGGAGCGAAGAGTATGATTATTCAATTATCAGAAGCGATGGAAATCGACAAATCTATTTCAAAAGCAGATTTAGATGCTTATGAGACAACGATTCGTAATTTAACGAATAATAATTTCCAAAACAGAAGTATTCGTAATCAGTCGCTATCCTTTCACGAAAATGTTATTGAGATGCGACACCCTCTCAAAGGTGTTCGCGTAGGTGATACCATCGAAGTAAACGATTCCATCTATAATGACGGGCTATATGTTGTTGAATCCATTTCAGGCAATAAGATTTATGTTGAAGGCTCTAATTTTATTGAGGATTCTAACCATAAAGCGATTGTTACAAAAGTGGAGTATCCGTCAGATATCGCGTTCGGATTGAAAAACATCTTGCGCTATCGTGTAAAGATGGGCGATAAACTCGGTATTAAGTCAGAAACAGTTTCACGAATGAGTACCACTTACTATGACGTGAATGCAACTGACAATATCGATGGATTACCGTCTTCACTTTATAGTTTCCTGGATAAATATAGACGATTGAGGTGGGCATAATGTTTCAATTCGAAATACAAGAAAAAAGCTATGTCGATGACGGTATTGGAGGCTCACAGGACGAGTGGCATACAGTAATGACCGTGACAGGTTGGATTGATATGCTAACTGGCTCTAACGCTTCAAATACGACTCAAAACGCAATCACGGAGCGTTCTACTCACGTCTTAATTATTCCTACGTTTACTGAAGGTATCAAGGATACAATGCGTGTGGTTGACTCATCTAATCGTTGGTACACGATAACATACTGTGATGACCCTGTAGGAGTGCACCATCACAACGAGATTTACGTGACTTTTGAGGGTGTGTTAAATGGGTAGTTTTAGATTCGAGGATTATACCAAACGCACCAAGAGAGAATTGCGTGAAGTCTCGTTTAAAGCATTAACGAGAGTCGGGAACTTGATTAGTTCCCAGTGCCAGGCTTTAGCAGCAGTAGACACTGGAGAGCTAAGAGATAGTATCCAGGCGATTGTGAAAGAGTATGGTGGCGATGTACGAGTATTTGTAGGAACAAACGTTGAGTATTCCGTATTCGTTGAGTTCGGAACAGGGGAATTTGCTGAGAATGGATTAGGTCGAAAAGGTGGATGGTTATATCGAAGTCCAGACGGGAAAGTAGTATTCACGTATGGTAACGAGCCACAGCCTTTTATCCGTCCTGCGTTTAAGAAAAACAAGAAACGTGCACAGGACATTATCGCTCAAACATTTGTAGAAAGTTTTGGTGGTTAGCAATGTTAGACTTTGCAAAATTATTACAATCGGAACTATCCACAATCACTAAAGAATGCTTTCACGAAAAGAATCGAAAAGACAAGGTGGTGTATCCATATCTTACTTACGATTATGATCGTGAAAATATGACTCGTGAGCGAGATGAGATTACGATTGAAATTGATATTTTTGATTTTAACACCTCGTATAAAAGGGTGTTGGAATTAGAAGAACAAATCAAACGGCACTTCAATGGAATGCTGAAATTAACGGAAGAATTATATGTAAACTTTCGTTTTGTGGGCTCGAACAAAGTGAACACAGGCTCAGATACCGTGAAGCGTCGAAATATTAGATTAAACGTTCAAACAGAATGGAGGAAATAAGAAATGGCAAAAACAGAAGTAAAACGTACAGGATATACAGTCGATACGCCTAAGAATTACCTGGTTGACGCTGGGGCAATTTATAAGAATATCGAATGGGATGCTGCAGGAAAGAAATGGAAAGGTGAACTATTAGGTGCTACTTCGGATGGTAACAAGGTATCGATTGTAACGACTTACCGAACAATTGAAGTTGACGGCGTGTTCACTCCTGCTAAAGGTCAAAAAATCATTGACAAGGCAGAAGCTACACTAGAAGTTAACGTGAAAGAAATTACTGCTGAGAATATTCGTTTAGCATTAAACGGTAAGAAAGAAACTGGAAACGGAACTGACAATCCAGCAGGATGGGATATCGTTCAATTGAAAGACAGACTTGAAGATGGCGATTATATTGACAACATCGCATTAGTAGGTGTGATGTCTGGAAGTAAAAAACCAATCATTGTAGTTCTATACAACGCACTATGCACAAGTGGTTTAGAATTTGATACTAAAGATAATTCTGAAGCTGTAATTACAATGAAATTCGAAGCTCACGCTAACGCCGAAGACGTTGCTAATCGTGTAGCACCGGTTAAAATCTTCTACCCTAACGCATCGGAGGAATAATTTATGGAGTTAAGAGAATTACGTGGAGACGATATGTTTTCAATGCTTTCTATCATTGGTAAGCTAGATATTAAAGATGATCTTGTAGAATTGTTCGAAAAACAACAAGAAAAAGACAGCAAATTGTTAGGCCGTTTATCTAAGAAACCAACAAAAGCAGAAAAAGAAAAGCAAGAAAAAGCGCTAGAAAAACGTGGTATGCAAATGATTGCAGGATTAATTCAAACAATCCTTGCAAACATTAATAAAGCCAAATTAGACATTAATACTTTCCTTGCTGATCTAACGAACACATCGATTCAGGAAATTCAAGAATTAAACTTTGTTGACTATACTCAATTATTAGTTAAATTCTTCAAGAAACCAGAGTTGAAGGATTTTTTAACATCTATCAGCTCAATCTTAGGCTCGGGCAACACGCTTTAAAAGATAAATTATTCAAACGCTATTCTAATCCAACTGCTCTTTTAGCTACTTACAGCATGAAAGAGACGTTGGATTTTTTAGCGTATCTTTTTGAGGCGGAAGCAGAAGAGAAGTTGTGGGAGTTGTGGTTAGCGAAAGATATTGAGCAAGATTTCAACTCTTTCAAACAAGAACGATTGAGTAAGATTAAACCTTCTTCAGTTGATGGCAAAACGATGAGCCAAACTGAAGAAGAAAATGCTATTCGTTTAGCAGAACAAATTATGAGTATGGGGGTGAAGGAAGATGGGTGAGATATTTAGACTGTTTGGGACTATCGGAATCCGTGGAAGCGACGCTGAGAAAGAACTGGATAGTGTAGCTCAAAAAGGGGAACAGACAAGTAACAAACTGTCTAGCTTCTTTAAGAAAGCCGCTACTGTTATAGCAGGAGTGTTTGCTGCAAGTAAATTAATAGACTTCGGAAAGATGTCAATCGAAGCAGCAGCATCCGCTAAAGCTACTCAGGCGCAATTCGAACAAGTATTTGACGGTATTGTCGATACTGCAGAAAATGCTTTGAACAGCGTGGCTAAAGAAGTTGGAGCGGTCCCAACACGAATTAAACCAGCTTTTAACCAAATCGCATCATTCGCTAAAGTTGCTGGGATGGATACCACGCAAGCGATGGAGTTTACCTCTCGTGCTACAAGAGCAGCAGCTGACACTGCAGCTTTCTACGATAAGTCATTAGAAGAAACGACTGAGACCTTGAAAAGTTACTTAAAAGGTAACTTCCAGGTAGCAGATAATTTAGGAATCTTATCGACTGAAACGACTCGTAATGCAAAAGCAACAGAGTTGTTCGGTAAGGAATATTCGAAATTATCAGGGCTACAACAACAAGAAGTTCTTTTGCAAATGTATGAAGATGCCAACAAGGTATCAGGAGCAATGGGTCAAGCGGCTCGTGAATCTGATGGTTGGGAGAACGTTATGGGGAACTTGAAACAAACGTGGGAAGATTTTAAAGCCACGATTGGGTCAGTTGCCTTAGACGCCCTTGTTGTAGCTATGCAAAACTTGACAGGTTTTGTGGGTGAATTAAAAGACAGATTCTTACAATTGAAAGACAGTGGCGAGCAATTCATTAAAGGCGTTGTTGAATCCGACGCGTTCGCTAAAGTCCAGGAAATATTTAGCAAAGTTGTTGAGAACTTGAAACTGGCTTTCGATAATATCGGAGGAGCCGTTAACGGCGTATCCGAAATCATCGGAAGTTTTATTGATGATCTATTTAAAATTGTAACGGTAGATGACATCATTAACGCTGTTGGTGGAGCGTTCGAAGGCATTACTGGTGCAATTAGCACAGTAACTGACTGGATTAAGCAGTTTGTAGATTGGATTAAACAAACTCCTGCAGCAATCGATTCTGTAAAAGCCGTGCTAGCAGGATTAGCAGCAGGCTTTATTGCTTTAAAAGTCATAAATACTGTTAAGAGTGCGATTGACGGTTTCAAAGCAGGTTTAGCTGCTGCTAAAGCTGGAATGGTTGCATTTAATGCGATTGTTTCCGCAAATCCGTTTACAGCATTGATTGTAGCGATTGCTGCAGTAGTAGCTGCACTAACTTGGTTCTTTACTCAAACAGAAACAGGAAGAGCTATTTGGCAAGGATTTACAGAATGGCTATCTAGTACATGGACTTCGATTTCAAGTTTCTTAATTGATACTTGGAATAATATTGCTCAAACAGCAACTGCTATTTGGGAAGGTATGGTCGGTGTTGCAACTGCAATTTGGAGTGCTATCACTGGCGCAATTATGGCGGTTGTTCAACCGTTTATTGACGCATTCATGGGACTATGGAACGGAATGAGTTCAGGAATCTCTCAAATGTTTGATGGATATGTTACATACTTCACTGGAGCATGGGAACTTATCAAATCAGTATTCCTGGGAGCAATCTTAATCATCATTGATTTAGTGACACTTAATTTTGGTCAATTAGGAACGGATTTAGGTTCTATTTGGGATGGAATTTCAAACGGAATATCAATGATGTGGGAAGGTATTAAATCGGTATTCTCAGGAGCAGTCAACGCAATTGTTGGAGGCGTTCAAGCAACATTTAACGGCATGGCTTCATTCTTAAGCGGACTATGGGACGCTATTTCTGGTGCAGCCATTGCAGGTTGGAATGGATTAGTCGCTGGAGTTCAAGGGATTATTGATGGATTAGTATCTGGAGCGCAAGCTGCATGGGATGCAATGTCTAACGCTGTTTCTAGTTTAGTATCTGGAATTACAGGAATCTTCGACGGATTATGGCACATCGACTTAGCAGGAGCTGGACAAGCAATTATGGATGGTTTCCTCGGTGGGTTAAAAGCTGCATGGAGCGCGGTTACAGACTTCATTGGAGGAGTAGCGAACTGGATTAGAGACCACAAAGGTC